GATTCAAGCTCCCGACGCCACCACGCTCACCGGCAAACGGGATCGCGCGTTGTTTGCCGTGTTGATCGGGTGCGGACTGCGGCGTTCTGAAGCCGTGGCGCTTCGGTTCGAACACATCCAACAGCGACAGCAACGATGGGTAATTGTCGATCTATTGGGCAAGCATGGCCGGATCCGGTCCGTGCCCATGCCCGGCTGGACGAAGGCGGACCTCGATCGATGGAGCACAGGCGCCGGCATCCACACCGGGCGAGTCTTCAGACCGATTAACCGCGGCGGACGGTTGACCCATGCGTCGTTGACTGACAAGTGCGTCTGGTTCATTCTACGGAAATATACAGCGGCGCTGGGCTTGGCCCAGATCGCGCCGCACGACCTCCGGCGCAGCTATGCCAAGTTAGCCCACCAGGGCCACGCGCCGATCGAGCAGATCCAACTGTCGCTGGGACACGAGTCGATCCAAACCACCGAACGTTACCTGGGTGTTAAGCAGGACCTCGACGACGCGCCGTGCGATCACCTGGGGCTAGAGGCGGAGTAACTATGTCTGAACGGAAAGATAAGCTCGCGGCGAGAGGGACAAACCAGTTACTACAGTGTCTCAATCGAGCACGACGACGACGATGCCTAATCTACCTCTGCGACCTTGCCGCTACGCCGGATGTCCGAATCTCAGTGACTGCCCCGAGCACACTGGAAACATGGCGGCCCAGGAGTATGACCGTGCGCGGCGTGATGATCCGCTGCGCATCTACAATACCGTCCGCTGGCGGGCGCTGCGATCGGTCGTGCTACAACGCGATCTGCTGTGTAAGTCGTGCGGCAATGAAGTTAGCACCGAAGCCGACCACATCATACCGACACGCAACGGCGGTGCGATGTGGTCACTCGATAACTTACAAGGGCTGTGTAGCAGTTGTCACTCGCGGAAGACACGACGAGATAGTCGGACATGAGGGGGATGCCGGTCATCCTTCCCACTAACTCGGCTTCGGCGATCCGTAGCCGGGGCGCGTAAAAAAAGCCGCAGGTTTTGGGGTGGGGGTATCCCCCCGGCAAAGCCAGCGATTAGAGAGGTAAACGCTTATGATTATTGAACTTTGGCCCATCGATCGTCCCAAACCGTACGCCAAAAATGCCCGCAAATGGGGCCCAAATGCAGTCGAAAAGGTGGCGTCCAGCATTCGCGCGTACGGCTTCCGGCAGCCCATCGTCGTCGATCCCGAAGGCACCATCATCATTGGCCATCTGCGGCTGGCGGCTGCTAAGAAGCTGGGACTGAAGGAAGTGCCCGTGCATGTTGCGCGGGATCTGAGCCCGGAGCAAGTCAAAGGTCTCCGTCTGATGGACAACCGGAGCCACGAGGACTCCGCGTGGGACCTGGCGCTGCTGGCGCCCGAAATTGCGGACCTGAAGGCACTGGCTTTTGACCTCAGCTTGACGGGGTTCGATGGGCGGGAAATCGATAGTTTCCTGACCCCGCCGGAGGATGACGAAAAGGCCAATACCGTGCCGCCGGTCCCCGCCGTCCCTACCTCGCAGCCGGGCGATCTGTGGTTGCTCGGGCCTGTCGGCGATGGCGCCGGCGGCACGCACCGGGTGTTGTGCGGCGACTCGACCAGCAGCGCGGCCACGGCGCAGGTGCTGGCTGATCAGAAACCGCCGTTTCTGATGGTCACCGACCCGCCCTATGGCGTCGACTACGATCCGGCATGGCGAGTGGCGGTGGACGGCGGGGGCCGGCACGCGCTGGGCAAGGTTGTCAACGACGATCGCGTCGACTGGAGCCCCGCCTGGAGCCTGTTCCCTGGCGACGTGGCTTACGTCTGGCACGCCGGCATCTACGCCGGCGAAGCGGGCGCTTCCCTGCGGGCGGCGGCCTTTGAAATCCGCGGCCAGATCATCTGGCGCAAGCAGCACTTCGTCATGAGCCGTGGCGCCTACCACTGGCAGCATGAGCCTTGCTGGTACGCGGTCCGCAAGGGCAAACCGGCTCACTGGCGCGGCGATCGCACGCAGACCACGGTCTGGGACGTGGCGAACTTAAATCCGCACGGCGGCAACCGGGAGGAGCAGCAAACCGGCCACGGCACACAGAAGCCAATCGAGGTGATGCGCCGCCCGATCCTGAACCACACCGAGCGTGGCGATGCGGTGTACGACCCGTTTCTGGGCAGCGGCACGACGCTGATCGCAGCGCAAGCCACCGAGCGGATCTGCTACGGCCTGGAAATCGATCCGCAGTACTGCGACGTGATCGTCCGGCGATGGCAGGATTTCACCGGCAGCCAAGCCACTCTCAAGAGCGATGGCCGCACCTTTGCCGCGATCACGGAAGAAAGGCTGGCGGTGGCGGCATGACAGCACCCTACGCTGTGCTCTGCGGCGACTGCCGGGACCTGGCGGCGGTCCGCCGCTTAATGAACGGCGAGAAGGCCCAAGTCGTCATCACCAGCCCGCCCTACGCCGCGCAGCGCGATTATGACAAGTCGAGCGGCTTCCAGCCGATCCCGCCAGAAGAGTACCTGGACTGGTATAAGGGCGTTTCCGACGTATTGCAGGAGGTCCTGGCGCCGGATGGATCGTACTTTTTGAACATCAAGGAACACGCCGAGGATGGGCAACGGCACCTGTATGTCAAGAAGTTGGTGATCGCACATGTGGAGTCCTGGGGATGGCGATTCGTGGACGAGTTTTGTTGGCGGAAAACGGATAACGGTGTGCCCGGCGGCTGGGGGAATCGATTCAAGAACGCCTTTGAGCCGGTGTTCCATTTCTGCCGCCAACGCCAGATCAAGTTTCGGCCCGCCGCCGTAGGCCACCTCTCCGAGGATTGTTTCGATTACTCACCGGGCAATCCAAAATCGGCCAGCGGAAGTGGCTTGCTCGGCTGCGGTCTAAGAGGGATGGCCGCGGAAGCCAATGCCAAGGGCGCGGCCATGCGCAAGACGCGACACAGCGATGCGCAGGGCCACTTCAGCGGTATTGCGCGTCCCTCCAATGTCATTGAGGCCGCCACGGAAAGTACCCAAGGATCCCACTCTGCCCCGTTTCCCGTGGCACTGCCCCAGTTCTTCATCCGCGCGTTCTCCGATCCTGGCGATTTGGTTTTCGATCCGTTCGGCGGTAGCGGAACCACCCTGATGGCGGCGATGCGCACGGGCCGCCGGGCGCGCTGCATGGAGATCAGTTCGGGGTACTGCGACGTTGTCGTGAGGCGCATGACCGCATACCAAACCGGGATCGAAGCCAGACTAGCGGAGACCGGCCAGAGCTTCGAGCAAGTGGCATTGGGACGCCGGCTGGCCGCTGAGGCGGCGCTTCAGGAACTGGCAGGGGCAGGACGCTAATGGGGATCAGGGGACCAGCACCGAAACCGAGCGGCATCCGCTTGCTGGAGGGAAACCCCGCCAAGCGGGCCCTGCCGGTGGACGAGCCAAAGCCGTTGGGCTGCGCACCGGACATGCCGCGCTATCTGGATAGCGAGGCCCGCCGGGAATGGAAACGGCTGGTCCCGATCCTGCTCTGCATGCGGGTCCTGACGGAGGCCGACGGTTTAGCACTCGCGAGCCTATGTCAGGCATATTCCATCCTGGTGCGGGCGCATAAGGACATGCGGAAGGCCACCAAGGGAGGCGGCTCTGGCCTGCTGATGAAGATCCCCAGCGGCTATATCCAGCAATCTCCACTGATCGGGATCATTAACGGCCAAGTAGAAATCATCAACAAGATCTCGCGCGAATTCGGGCTGACTCCATCGTCGCGCATGCGGCTGGCGGCCCTGCCTGAGCAGACCATGGACGCCCTGGAGGCTAAGCTGTGTGGCTGACTACCTGCCCGAAAAGTGCGCGTACTGCGCTGCCGAGACTTGGTGCGAGATCCGCAAAAACGGCAAGCCGCAGTGCCGGGCGTGCAAGATCGAGCGGTTCTTCTCGGAAATCCTGTACCCGCCGCTCGGTTATACCCTCATGGGCTGGCAGCGCAAGGTCCTGCGAGACCTCTACGGAACCGTGCGTCCGGAGGACGGCAAGCGGCGCTACCGTGCCGGCTATGTTTCGGTGGCCAAGAAGAACGGCAAGAGCTTTCTGATCGGCGGCCTGCCGATCTATCACCTCCTCATGGAAGACGAGCGCAATCCCGAAGTATACGGCGCCGCGGCGGCCAGGGACCAGGCCGGGATTGTCTTCCGATCGTCGCAGCAATTGATCGCCGCTAATCCGGAGCTGCAGAAGCGGCTCAAGGTGCTACCCAGCACCAAGCGCATTGTGCGGCGCGATGGCGGGGGCTTCTACGCGGTTCTGTCGGCCGATGGAGATCTACAGGACGGCATCGAACCGAGTTTGGCCATTCGCGACGAAGTCCACAGGTGGAAATCAGCGCGCGCCGAGACCTTGCGCGACGTGCTGGTCAAAGGCATGATCTCGCGCGAAGAGCCCATCGATCTGGACATCACCACTGCCGGCGCCGAATATGAGTCGCAGCTCTGGTTCGGCGAGTATCAATACGCAAAGAAGGTCCTGGACGGCTCGCTGCGCTCGGAACGCTTCTACGCGGCCATCTGGGAAGCCGACGCCAAGCGCATCGACAGTGATCCGGAGTACTGGAAATCCCGCGAGGCACGCCTGGCGGCTAACCCTAGCCATGAGGATCTGGGCGGGTTCCTCAAGGACTCGGCCCTCGTGGGTGAGTTGGAAAAGGCATTGGCGCAGCCCGCCGAGCGCCAGAAATACCTGCGCTACCACCTGAATGTGCCGATCAAAGCGCAGGAAGACCCCATCATCGACATGGCGCAGTGGCAGCGCTGCGGCGGTGGCCAAGATCTGCGGGACTGGCCGGCGTACGACCTGGACAGGCTGACCCAGCAGTGGGAACTGCGGCATAAGCTGTGTTGGGCCGGTGTGGATGCTTCCTGGACCACGGATCTGACGGCGGTGGTGTTCGTCTTCCCGCCCACGGATGGCGAGATGATCTGGACTCTGCTGCCGTTCTTCTGGATGCCCAAGGAGCGGGTGCCCCAATTGGAGCGCGCCTGCCGGGTGCCTTATGGCGATTGGATTCGCCGCGGCTTCATTGAGGCGACTCCCGGCAATGCGATCGACCTGCGCGCCGTCAAGCGGCGCATCCACTGGGGGCGTGAAATGTTCGAGCTGCGCGAGATGCCCTTCGACCGGTTCAATTTCAGCACGCAGGCGATGGAATTGCTGGACGAGGGCGTGCCCGCCGTCGAGGTTCCGCAGAGTTACCTGCACCTAAGCCACCCCACTAAGTTCCTGCTGAGCGCCTATGCCGATGGAAAGTTGCGGCACGGCAACAATCCCGTGCTCAACTGGATGACAAGTTGCTTGCAGTTAAAGTATGACGACAAGGATAACTGCCAGCCCTCGAAACCCAAGCGTCTGAAATCGGCCAAGCGCATCGACGGGATCTCGGCAACGGTGACCGCGCTGAACCGGGCGCTGGTGTTTAAGCCGCAGTACCGGAAATCGATCTTCGATAATGGCCCGGTGGTCCTATGAAACGAACCGTGCTCGCATGTCCGCAAGCCCGATCCTGAATCAGGCGCGCGGCGCGTCTGCCTTACGAGCCGTTACTGGATCGGGAACGATCATGGCCGCCGTACGTAACTTGCGGAGCGCGTCTGCGACTGCCGTGAGTCGGACGCGAAGTATGTGGACGTCGTAGTGAGGCGGTCGCAAGAACGGAGCAACCAGCACGCGGTGCCGAGTGCGACGGGCGCACATCCGATCAGATTGCCATGGCGCGTCACCAGGAAGCCGCATGGCCATCCCCCGCTGCCGCCCGGCCGAGGTTTGGCCACCGCTGCGCCACGTTTGGCCCACGTTCGTTCGCCCGGCGACTGCTTTGGCGTGCCGGCCACAGCTGCCGTGGGCTTGGGCCGAATGAGCAGGAATCGAGTCCAGAAGCAGCAAAGCCCGCCACAGCAGTGGCGGGCTAGGAGAGAGGGAGGCGGTTGAATGCTACTTGTTGATTCGGTAGTATGCGGAGCCTATTATTATGCGGAGTCGGCGGCGGTTTCGGTGGCCCGCCGCCGAAAACGAGCGGTTTCCGCTTTACATAACCGTGACCCTGCGAGAATTCTCGATGGAGAATTCTCATGTTTACTTCAACGTTTGCA